ATGGATATGACAACTGAGATCTCTGGTTCTGACTACGGAATTATGTATCAAGGTACATTAATGGTTGCTAAGTATGCTCTTGGTCATGGAATCCTAAGACCAGAATGTGCAGCTACTATTAAGCTATCTGCTTCTTAATTTTAATTTATAGGGTATCTTATTATTAGATACCCTTTTTTTATACCCATGTATCATTCATCAAAGAAAAAAAAGAAAAAGAAAAAAGGTGGGAGGGATTCACTCAAAATAAAAAAGTACTAAACAATGACTGTAGCTGCAACCACCGAGCTTGAATCAATCAACATTATGATTGCTGCAATAGGCGAAGCACCTGTTAACTCGTTAACTGGTACGTTACCTGTTGATGTAAAGATAGCTCAAACTACTTTGACAGAAGTAAACAAAGAAGTTCAATCAGAAGGTTGGTCTTTTAATACTGAGATAGATGTAACTCTTACAAGAGATGGGTCTAATCAAATTAGTTTACCTGCTAATGTTTTGAGAGTAGATGCAAACATACATCAACACCCAACTATTGATCCTATCCAACGTGGGCTAAAGCTATATGATAGACAAAATAATAAGTATGAATTTGATGAAGACTTGATTTGTACTGTTGTTTATTTTAGAGAGTTTGACGAAATACCAGAACAGGCAAGAAGGTATATGACTATCAAAGCTGCAAGAATATTTGTAGATAGACTTGTTGGTGATGATGGTTTAAGAACTTATACACAACAAGATGAAATAAGAGCAAGAGTTATACTGACAGAAACAGATTATGCTAACGCAGATCACAACTTACTAAGAGGAGATCCTTCTCTTACCAGTATCTTTGATACTTACAATCCTTCTAGTGCATTGATTAGATAACTATGGCTGTCATATCAAGAGCTATACCTACGTTATTGAGAGGTATATCACAATCTTCTGATGCTTTAAAACAACCAGATCATGCTGATATACAAGACAATGCTGATAGTAATCCTGTTCTTGGTCTTACAAAACGATCTGGCTTTCAATATGTAACAGCTTTATCTTCTTCTACTCTTGGTAATGTTCACATACAAACTATAAATAGAGATTTAAACGAAAGATATGTAGCAGTATTTAGCAATGGCAATGTAAGAGTCTTTGAATTAGATGGTACTGAACTGACAGTAAACAAACCTGATGGTACTGCCTACCTAAATACTTCTACACCTAGAAGTGTAATGAAGACAGTTACTATTGCTGACTTCACTTTTGTTGTTAATACCAGCATCACAGCAGCTATGGACTCTACACTTAGCGGTGGTACTGGTACGAAAGCGATTATATTTATTAACCAAGCAACAGCAGATACAACTTATTCTGTGACAATAGATGGAGTGACAGTTACAGATAACACCCATAACGACTCTACTCTAAGTACAGATACAATAGCTGCTGATTTAAAAACAGGTCTTGATTCTGGCCTTACTGGTTTTACTATCACCAGAAATGGTCCAGTTCTATATGTAAGAAAGAATGATAATTCTAATTTTTCTATAGATGGTAGTGATACACAAGGCGATACTAAGATGACAATAATCAAAGATTCAGTACAAAGATTTACTGACCTACCTACTGTTTCTCCTAATGGTTATGTCGTAGAAATAAAAGGAGATGACGATACAAACTTTGATAACTACTACGTTAAGTTTGTTACTAACAATGGTGGTGCATTTGAAGAAGGGCAATGGGAAGAAACTGTAGAAGCTGGTATTCCTTTTAAATTTGATTATGGAACAATGCCACACGTTCTTATACGTCAGGCAGATGGTAATTTTAGATTTGCAAGGGTAGATGGAGATACATATACAGCGTCAGGTGTATCGTTTACTTTACCTAAATGGGGAGAAAGAACTGTTGGTGATGTTATATCTGCACCTGATCCTTCGTTTATTGGTAATAAAATTAATAATGTATTCTTTTTTAGAAACAGACTTGGATTTCTTGCAGGGGATAATGTAATTCTTTCAAGGGTATCAGAGTTTTTTAACTTCTTTCCTGAGACAGTTGTATCTGTTTTAGATAATGAACCGATAGATGTAGCTGCTTCTCATACAAAAGTTGCGATCTTAAAAAGTGCAGTAACTATGGGAGAAAAACTTATCTTATTTTCTGAACAGACGCAGTTTGTATTGACAAGTTCAGCAGATAACCTTACTCCTAAAACAGCTAACGTAATAGTCGTAACTGAATTTGAAAGCAGTGCAGCAGCACAGCCTGTAGGTTCTGGTTCTTCTATTTATTTCTTAACTCAAAAAGGTTCTTTTGCAGGTATAAGAGAATATATTTTGCAAGGAGAATCTCAGATAAGAGATGCAGCAAACATCACAATCCATGTACCAAGACTTATACCAACTAATGTTTTTAAAATGGCGGTATCTACTAACCAAGATATTCTTGTAGTCTTGGGTTCAGACAATGCCAATAAATTATATGTGTATAGATGGTTGTATGGAGGAGATGGACAGAAAGCTTTGAGTTCTTGGTTTACTTACAGCATCAATACAAACAGGTCTATTTTAAATGTAGATTTTATTGGTACAGATTTATTTGCTGTTATAGAAGAAGCTAATAAAGTAACGTTAGAAAAAATCCCATTTGAAACTGAGTTTAAAGAAGCTAATGCTAGTTTTGAATATCATCTTGACCATAAAGTAACTGAAGCAACTACAGGAGTATCAGTATCTTATAGCTCTGGTACTGGTCTATCTACCTTTACAGTTCCATATAGACTCAGAGCAAACATGAATATTGTTGGTAGATATTTAGGTAGTGGAGAAACAAGTACATTTGTAGATGCTCAAGGTAATACAAAAACTCTTACATCAGGACAAGTACTTTCGACTACAAATCTTACAAATGGTTCTACTTCTACCATTACAGCTACAGGAGATTTTAGAAATAGTAAATTTATTATTGGAGAACCTTTTGAAATGCACTATAGGTTTAGTAAACAAAGACTAACAGAACAAGGTGCAGGTTCACCTGAGTATATAGGTGGTAGATTACAAATACATCATTTCTATATTAAATACGAAGATGCTGGATTTTTTAAAGTAGAAGTAACACCTGAGAATAGAGATACTTCGGTTCATAAATTTACTGGTCGTTTGCTTGGTGCTGCGTCTGCTGCCATTGGTCAGATAAACCTAGATACAGGCACATTTAAAGTACCGATAATGAGCAAGTCAGATAGGGTAGATATAGATATAAAGAACGATACATTCCTTCCTACACGTTTAGCTAGTGCAGAGTATGAAGGTATATTTCATATAAGGAGTAGAAGAATATAGTGGGATATTTAAGAAAGTCAAACCTCAAAGATTTTAAATATGTAGTAGAAAACATGAGAGTCATGGACAAGATTGAAGCTTTGTATCAGACAGGCTTGAGTCCAGAAGATGCTCTTAGTTATACATTCTTGGGTAGTAAGACTAATATGACTATTGCTGATGATGATGGACAGCCTATAGGTCTATGTGGTGTACAAAAAGATGGTTGTATATGGTGCGTTGCTACAGATGAATTGTTTAATAATAAAAAATACAGAATACAATTAATACGACAAGGTAGAAAATGGGTTGATAATCTACTTGAGTCTTATAAAATACTTTATAATTATGTATATGCAGAAAACACTTCTGCTATAAAATGGTTAAAAGCTCTTGGGTTTACATTTGTAAAGCTACATGAGAGTTATGGTTATCAAAAAAAACCTTTCTACGAATTTCTGAGGATTGCCTAGATGTGTGTTGGTGCTGCTTTATTTGGATCAGCCAAACTTGCAGGTGGGCTGTCTGCTGCAACTGCATTTAATATAGGTTTAGGACTTACTGCATTTAACGCTTTTGCAGGTAGGGCTGCTGCACAGCAAAGGGCAGATCAAACATATAACCAAGCATTACTAGCTAATCAATCAGCAGAAAGAGATAAAAGATTACAACAACAAGCGTTAGCAGAACAAAAACAAGCCAAAGAAAAAGCAGAAGCACAAAATATATTTGCTAAAAATATTGAAACTTTACAAGCTAGTAGAGCTATAATTGCATCAGAACAGGCAGGTACAACTTTAGGATTATTATTAATGGACACAGAAAGACAAGGTGCTAATTATAGAGAATCGGTTGCTCAATCACTTGAATCATTCAGAAGACAATATGATAGAAATATACTTGCAACAGAAGCTACTTTTGAAAACAGAAGAAATCAATTACAAAGCAATATTAATGAAGCTTACAATGCTATTCCAAGTTTAGGTCAAACATTATTAAGTATTGGTGCAAGTGGTTTTAACACATATACTGGATTGACAGCAGGGTTAGGGTAATGACAAATAGCTTTCAATCAACAGCAGCGACAAATATTTACGACAGCCCTGTAAATACGTTTGTTAATCCTGTAACAGTTTTACCTAAAACTGGAATGATGGAGTTAGCTGATACTTTAAAAACAATTAACCCTGCATTACAAACATATTTACAAGGGCAAATAGAAAAAGAAAAACAAGCAGGTATTTTACAAGGCGAAATAAATGTCTTGATGGCTAGTCCTGAGAAATTAAAAGAATTTAGTAATGCTTTAAAAAGTTCAAATAAAAAAGAAGCTAGACAAATTTTAGGTAACAATATATTTGTAAGAGCAGGTATTGAAAAAAGACTTGCTATTAATAATGGACTAGCAATAGAAGGTAAATTAAATGAATTTTTAAATAATAAAACAATTACAGTTGAAGGCACTAATGGAACTACAAGACAAGTTCCTTTAAAAGAATTTAGTGTAAACTCAGAAGAATTTAAAGGAGCTATATCTGAGTTTTCTGAGACAAGAAAACAAGATGTAACTGGTATCAGACCTTCTTTCATAAACCAATATTTTATGCCAGAAGTAGCTAAATCAGTTTCAAAAGCATATATAAATCAAGAAAAAAATAATCGTGAATTTGTTACAGAGCAAACTAACACCACATTAAAAGATAATATTCTTGCAAATTTTTCAACTATAGATTTTAGTAATTTTGATGAAATTGATTTTTCAAATCCAGATTCATTTATTAATATTGCTATTGAAAATATGCAAACAGAAATTAATTATTTAGATGCTATTGGTGCTATAAATTCTGTTAGTCCTACTGCTATGAAAAACAATGTTATGGAGATTGCAGAAATTATTTTTAATACTGAATTGCGTAGAGGTAAAAGTGGAGTTATTGCAGTACAAAATTTTAGAACTGTTATTGAAAAATTAAAAGTTGGACCAGAACAAACATTAAAAGATGGTACAAAAATTCAATCAACTTTAGGAGATTTTTTAGGCGAAGATTGGAATAAAATGAAAGCTAGATTTGTTACAAATGAAAATGCTTACGATACTTTTAAAAAGAAAAAAATTGCAGAAGTTATAAGACCTAGAATTGAGAATCTACTTGATAAGTTTGAATTTCAAATTACAGGTGCAGATGAAACTACAAGATATAACACAGAAGGACTTGAAGCTTTGCAAGCTTTGTTTCCTGATACACCAAAAATATTTTTAGAAGTTTTAGAAGACGTAGATGTTAGTCGTGACCAGTTTTATGATGACTTTGCTACTGATATATTAAATCAAAATTTTACAAGTCCTTTAGAAGCTTTAAATCGACTAAGAGAATTTGAAGCTAGTCTTGGTACAACTGTCACAGAAGAAGATACTACAGAATTAAATGCTTTAAAAAGAATGATTACTACTCATTTAGGTAAAGATTCTTTAGCACTATATAGACCTAGAATTAATGAACTGATAAATCAATCAAAAGATATTCTTGGTGGTAATAATCTTGCTGATAGATGGAAGTCAAAATCAACAAGAGGAAAAAATATAGAATTAAAATATTATGATGCAACAAATAAATTTAATAAAGCAATAATAGAAATTGGAAAAAGAAATTTAGACCCAGAAACATTTGCTGCTGAAATAGAACAAGCTATGGTTAATTATGCAGCAGATATAACTAGAATTAACAATAGAAAAACTACTGACTCCTATGTTTTAAATGAAGGTGGTGTATGGAGTAAAGCACAAGAACAGTTAGGCATACAACTAAAAGAAGAAGAATCAAAAGGACAAATAACAGTTAGTCAGAATACATTTGAAACAATGCAAACCAATGGAGAAGTTGAAGAAAGAGATGGTAAGTTTTACATGAAAGGTAGTGAAACGCTTATTAATGTAACTGAAGGTACTACTGCACCTGTAGAAGAAAAGAAAAAAGAAGACACTAATGTTGGTTTTAGAGAAAGACTTAAAAACTTATTTGTAAAACCAGAAACAAAAAGTTCTGTTGATAACAACACAAACGTAATACCTGCATCATTTACAAATACAAGTACAGAAACAAAACAAAATAATACAGTATTAGCAGGGGAAGGTGGTTCTCAAATACCTGCTGAAGCAGGGGAAGATATGGATAGACAAGGTGGTGGTGTATTGAAAAATAATTTAGAGTTGATGACAGATAAATTTGATAAATTTAATGGTGCTGTTTCTTATGGCAGTAGTGCAAGAGGATCAAACTTAGAAAAAGACCCTAACTTTATTACAAAGATTGAAAAAGATGGATTTAGTCATGCTTATGCAGACAAGTCATCAAAAGAAGTTATTGATAAAGCTAAAGAAATATATGTAGATTTAGTTATGAATAACACTAAAGAAAATGTAGAAGCTAAATATGCAATCGCACAGATGGTATTGACAGAAGCAATATTAACATCTGAAGAAGATATGATTGGTGTAATGCAATCAGTTCTTATGAGAGTAGCAAGAGCTAGACTTGGTATTCGTGAGTTTCCTTTTGGAGCTTATTCAAAAGATATAATTACAGAAATGCTTAGACCTTCACAGTATGTAGGGTTAGCTGATGCAGGTGTAAAAACAAAAGAACAATTATTAATTAAGGAACCAATTAAAGAAGATGAAGAGACATTGAAACGAGTAATTGATATTCTATGGAATGTAGACCCACAAGGTTCTAAATCAATAATCTAATGACAAATTCTGCCATAACAAATTCTGAAAACGAAGATCAGAAAGAAGAAACTAATCAACAAAATACAAGTATTCAAATAGACCCTTTAACAAATACTTTTGTAAAACTTGAACCAAAGGTTGCATATCAACCGCAGAATGTAGGTTCTAACAATGTTCAAACAAATAGTTACTTTGATTGGAACCAAGAAATAAGTATGAAAGATACTTATGACACTTTATTTAAAAGTAAAGAACAAGATTATGCAGATGATTTGTTAGATGGAGATGACGGAGATTTTAATTTCTATAGCGAAGTAAACTTTGATCCGTCAAAAGAACTAACATCAATATATTTAGCTAGTAATAAAGAAGATGAAGAACAAAACAATAATCACATTTCTGATGGTGCTTTAAATTATGTCGGCTACAAAAGATATATACAAAATAATCTATACACAAAACCTTTTGGACAAAGAGGTAAGTTTCAAAAAGAAGCAATAGATATATTTGAAAAGCATACAGGTGTTGATTTTTTAAATGTTGTAAAAGATGGCATACCTTTAAATGTTGTTGAAGGAGAGAAGTTTCAAGAAGGTTTAAATAAAGTTATACAAGAATATGAAAGTAAAGGTATTGAATGGGATAACCCAGATCGTAATAACCTTAGACAATGGGTTAGAGATTTTCAAGGTCTTGGTCTTGAAATTAGTGGTGGTATTTCAACTGATATTCTTACTGCACCATTACTAAAAATGGGTCCTTGGGGTATTGGTGCAAATGTGTTAATCAACGCAGGTGTAGGTTGGGAGTTGAATGTTGCTGCACAGAAGGCAAGATTAGGAGATCAAGCACAAATAGGATTTGCAGATCAAATAAATTACGGAGAAGCTTTTGCTGCTGCTGTAGTGCAAGCTATACCTTTTGGCTCTACAGCTAAAGGTTGGAAAGGTATAAGGCAATCAGGTCTTTTTGGTGGTACTTTAGCAGGTACAGAACTTACTATAAGAAAACTAATAGATGAAAAGAAGTTTCCTAGTGTAAAAGAATACTTCCAAGCTATAGGTTTGGGTGCAGGTTTTGGTGCAACTTTTAGAGGAACTCTAAATCAACTAGAAAAATATATGAACAAGTTTGCAGATAAAAATGCAGATGAAATAAATAAACTTATAACAAAAAAAGACAAACCAAAACTAAATAAAATATTTGAAACATTAAGTATATTTAAAAAAGCTGTTGATGAAAATCCAGACGTAAAAGCAAATGTAGATGCAGATGATATAGATGTAAGTAATGTTAATTTCAAAAAAGGACAAGTAGAACCAGAAGTAAAAAATTTAGATGAATCAATAGATAACAAAGCAAAAACTAAATTTAATATAGGAGAAGTTAACTTAGGCGAATTTGTTTTACCTAAAGGTTATTTAAAAATGAGTCCTAGATATGGCTCTGCTACATTAGAATTTAATTCTGATATAGATAAAGTTGCCTATATATTAAGAGCAAACAGAGTAAAACCTTTAACAGATGCACAGAAAATATCACAGGAACGATTAACAAAACTTTTAGAAGATCAAGGTATTGATGTTAATGCAGTAAGAAATCATGGTGTTACTGTTCATAAAAAAATCAAAGATTTAGTTACAGCAGAAACAGGATCAGCAAAAGCTAGTTCTGATAATACAGGTGGTTTGAAAATTAACGTACCAACAGACCAAGCTTTTATTAAAAAGAACTCAACGAAAACTGTTGGCACAACACAAGACTTAGGAAGAACTGATTTAAACCCAACACAAACAGTACTTCTTAAATATGTTGATGAACCTAGTGTTACTAACTTAAGAAACCTTACCAAAGCATTAAAAGATAAAGGTTGGACTAGCTTGAGTTCAGAAACAGACAAGGAAACACTTTTAAAAGCTCTAGCTTTATTTGATCCAAACGAACCAGATTTAGCAAAGAAAATTATTTCATTAGAAAATGCAAGTTTAATTGAACAAAAAGCACAAGAAATAGAGAACTTTCATGGAATAAAAAAACAAAAAGAAGTAAATGCTGCTTTAGCAATTACAGCAGTAATAGCATCAGAAAGAATGGATAGTAAAAACAACGCCTTTTTAAATGCTCTAAATCAAAAAAATCCAGAACAAATTGAAACAGCCATAGTTGAATTATCAGAATCTATTAACGATATGAAAAAATGGTTAACGTCATATTTAGTACCTTCAAGTAGGGCAGGTCAAACATTAGAAAAATTAAATATAGAAGCAAAAAAAGGTATGGAAGGTAAGACAGTTGCAGAATATGTGGCTTCTGAAAAAATACAACCAAGTGATATTAATGAAGAAAAGTTAGCAAATGTTTTAGATGAAGTTGCTTTTAGTGCAGAAGACTTAAAAAAAGATTTGACTAGACAATTAGAAATATCTAAAACTACAGGAGATTATTCTGAGTTATATAGAATTGGAAAAATTATACAAGCAGCAGAAGCAGAGCCAGAAACTTTATTTGGTCTTACAAAGGTAAACGCTTTTAAACTTAAAGAAAATAGTGCTTTTAATAAGACTTTTAGAATTGCAAATGAAATAGGTATAAATGGAATGTTATATAGATTTGGTACTAATACTGCAAACTTTATTTCTGCAACTTTAAATACTTACCACAGACAATTAAAACTTTTTTATGGTGCAGAAAATCCAGAGATGTTTGAAGCAGCTATAAGACATTTAGGTGCATTACATAGTAATTATCATTTTATGAGACAAGCTTATAAAAAATCTATGAAACTAGAAGATAACTTTATAAATTTAGGTAATAGAAAATTTGAAAATAAGTTTGCAATAAAATCAGATGATGTAGGAATAAAAGGTCAAGCTATAAATACAACAGGAAAAGTCATTAGATTTTCTGGTCGTAATATGACCGCTACTGATGCTATGGTTCAAGCTCCTAACTTGATAGCAGATATTGTATATATGTCTTTCTTAGAAGCGAAGAGACAAGGATTAAAAGGAGAAGACATAGGTAAATTTATTAATAAACATAAGATGGCAGTTCTTGAATGGTATGCACAGAATGGTGGTAGTGAGCTAGAACCTCTTACAAAAAGATTTTTACTTCATGCAAAGAAACAAGCAAAGTTTGCAACCTTTACGCAAGACATAGATACTACAGGTCCATTTGGACAGTTTATGAAATATGGAGATGATAAAGCTAACCAGTTCCCATTAGTCAGATTATTTTTATCATTTACTAGAACACCTACAAATATAAAATCAGCTAATTTTAGAAACAATGTTTTATTTACACCAGTTGTAAATCCCTTTAACAAACAACAATCTATAAATTATCCAGATTTTATACCTATTATTGGCGGTAAAAAAGTAAATCCTTTAGGTGAATTTTTTATTCCAGAACTAAGAAAACAGTTAAATAGTCCTGATCCAAAAATAAGAGCTTTAGCTAATGCAGACATTAATCAAGCTGTTGCACTTGTTACTTCAATTTCTGGTTTATCAATAGCTGCAAATATGCTTATGAGTGACCCTACATTTATTCCACCAATAATACTTACAGGTGGTGGTCCTGATTTTGGTAAAGAGCAAGGCAAGAATATGTGGATAAATATGTATAAGAATGGTTGGAGGCCATATAGCGTAGGTTTTTTACAGAAAGATGCTAATGGAGAACCATTAATAGGAGATGATGGCAAACCAGTTTATCTTTACAGGTCATACGAAGGAGCATTTGAACCTTTTTCTGGAACTGTAAAAATGCTTGTTGATACTACAAATGCTCTAGGTTTATTTGGTGGTAAACCTTATGATGATTTAACTACAGGTATGATTGCGTCTGTAGTGCAAAACTTTTACAACGATTCATGGACTTCGCAGGTAGAAGAATTTGTAAATATTTTTAGAGATGCTTCTGCACCTGTAGATGCTAGTGGCGATCCTATAAAAAATTATAGATTGAAAAAAGGTTTTGATTTTTTTGGTAGGCAAGTTGCTTCTCGTTTACCTTTCTCTGGTCTTATGTCAGACCTTAGAAGATACCCACACGACATTTTAAGAGTAATGGGTTTTAGTTTTGAAGAGATAGAACAGATACAAAGAAGACCAGATACAAAAGTAAGGGCGGGAGATGTTTTAAGAACAGACGATCCAACTGATCCTAACTATGAAACAAGTGGAGATGGAGCCATACTAAGTAGAGCAATTTTAAATCAGATCAAACAAAAATATGGCATAGGACCTGATATACCTTTTGATGTAGAACATATAACAAATGAACCAATACTATATCCGAATAGAATTGGTGGTAATGTATTTGGATTTAGTGTTACCAAGAAAAGTAAGAACTATCCAATATGGACAGCACTAGCACAGATTGGTAGAAGAATACAAGAACCAAGTGAGTATATAACAGGCGATATGACTAAAGATGAATTTGTACCAATAAGATTGAATACACAACAATACAATGCTTTGAAAGTAGATATAAATACAATGAAACTAGATGTTGGTTATGGAGATAAAACTATAATGCAAAGCATGAACGCATATTTAAAATCGTCAGAATATACATCAAATAAAAAGATAATTGAAGAAGAAGGATTAAATAGTCAATTAGGACAGCAAGCAGCAAATGGTATTTTTGCTGAATTAACTTTTATTAACAAAAGCTACATACAAAGGGCAGAACAAAATTATATTGAAGAGAACTTCTCAGACCAAGAACAAGAAAGTATAATGAATTATAAAAGTGGCATACAATCTGATTATGCTGATAAGTTCCTTAATTCACTCAACAATTAATCATGGCTACTAACACCACAGCGACAGCAACTACACATACTGGTAATGGTAGTACAAATAACTTTGCAATATCTTTTTCGTTTTTAGCCAACAATGAAGTAGATGTAACAGTAGCAGGAGTCTTAAAAACATTAGATACTCATTACACGATTAGCGGTTCAACAGTTACCTTTACTTCTGGCAACACCCCTGCCAATGGTGCTGCTGTTAAGTTTCAAAGAGATACAGATATAAGTGCGAAGAAAGTAGATTTTCAAGATGGTAGCGTTTTAACAGAAACAGATTTAGATACAAACAGCGATCAAGTATTATTTGCTCAACAAGAAATTACAGATAAATTAGGTGGCATTGAAGAAGGTGCGACAGGAGATCAGACAGCAGCAGAGATTAGAACATTAGTAGAGAGTGCAACAGATAGTAATGTCTTTACTGACGCAGATCATACAAAACTAAATGGTATAGAAACTGCTGCTACAGCAGATCAGACCGCAGCAGAAATAAGAACACTTGTAGAAAGTGCTAGTGATAGCAACGTGTTTACTGATGCTGACCATACTAAGTTGAATGGTATAGAAGCAAGTGCAACTGCCGACCAAACTGCTGCTGAGATAAGAACGCTGGTAGAGTCAGCAACAGACTCTAATGTATTTACAGACGCTGACCATACAAAACTAAACGCTATTGAAGCAGGTGCTACCGCAGATCAAACAGTAACAGAAATAAAAAGTCTTATAGCTGGTAGTCCTCTTGATGCGAGTCATCTTGCAGCTAACTCAGTTACAACTTCTGAGATTGCAGATGCAGAACTAACAACACTAGCTGGTATGCAGTCTGGTACAGCTTCTAAGTTAGCTGATAGTACAGCCCTAACTGCTGATCTTGCCGATCTAAACCAGTTAGATGGTATGGCAAAACAGACAACTATAACTGATGATGATACAAAGTTTCCTACAAGTGGTGCTGTTGTAGATTTTGTAGCTGCACAGATCGCACCTCTTGGTGGATTAGAAGTTATTGCTACAGATGCAGCATTTCCAAACACACAGCCTAGTGCTGGTGTAGTTATATCTATATCTGACGCTGGTGGAGTTGCATTTAATGGATCAGGTACAAGCACTACAGCTAGAACTGTAGGAG